GACCAATGCGGATATTATTACTGCGCTCGGTCAAGCCACAGGCCGTGTCGATAATACCCGTCACATCGACAGACAACACCTTGGCCGCAATATCCAGCCCATCGCCCGCCACGGAATCATCCAAGGCGAGGCCGCTCGTTAGATTCATCCCTGACGCTGTGGCAAGGTCAATGGCAAGTCCACTCGTCAGATTTAGCCCAGACGTTGTAGCCAGATCGATGCGAATATTATTTCCGCTTTCGGTCAAGCCATAAGACGTGTCGATAATGTCCGTCACGTCGACCGACAACACTTTGAGCGCGATATTCAGCCCATCACCCGCCACGGAATCATCCAGGGCGAGGCCGGTTGTCTGATTCATGCCGGAGTAGGTTGCCAGCGTCAATACCAGGCTAAGGTTGCCGGCGAGGTTGCCACCACCACCAAGGGCACCCGATGTGTTCACGGCACGAGTGGTGCGAACTACGGAGCTATCAACATAAAGGCTGCGGTCGGCAGAGAAATTGCCGCCACCAGCCAAACCATCACCAGCAGTTATGGCGCGCGTCGTGCGAACCACGGTCGAATCGACAGAGATGTTCGATCCGGCCAGATCGATACCATCATCACCGACCAGGCCAGAGGCGGCGGAACCACCGGTAAGACCAACAATCGTGACCGTTCCAGCATCCGAGTCAACCGTGATGTAATCTGTTGTCCCAAGCGTATTACCTGCCGACAATTTCCACTTATCGGTGTCGCTATTGTCGATACCGGCAACGAACTCTTGCCCTGACGTGAGAATCCAATGAAAAGCTGCGTCGCCAGTGCCATCTTGCTCAACGGTTATCCCCGCTGCGTTTCCTGTCTCTGTGTCGTCCTGGTAGGCGTGAATTGGCGAAAGGGCAAAGTCGGATGCGTCCCCACCGACCATAAAATTAGCTGCGCCGCCATAAACTCGAACGAATGTGGCGTTCAGGTCAATGACGCCACCGGACTTGCTATACCAATCGCCAGATTTGATAGAGACAGAGGCTTCGTCCGAACCACCATCACCAGTTGCCGTAAGGAAGATCGCTGCATCGTCAGTGCTGAACACATTGACGTGAAGGCGGCGGTCGTCGCTAGTCCCCCATGTGCCAATTTTGGCAACTGCGTAGGCAACATCAATGTCAGCCAGATCGTCATACCAGGAAATTAGCCGAGCGTCATTGCTGAACGCCGTTGAGTCATTGAGTAGCACAATGCCGTGAGTGCGATCAATTGCCGTGGAGAGCACTGTCGAGTCGTAGATCAGTATGTCCGTATTGAACATACGCAGACCATTGGTGGCTTCGGCAGCAAACCCGCTGAATCCAGTGCTAGGCGTCAGAGAGAGGTCATTGCCCGCGGCAATGCCATACTCCTCCGAGCCATAGTCAATATCGCCTTGCAAATTACCGATCTTGACACGTTTGTCATTGTTTCCCGCGGTGAACGGATCGGAGCCATTCCATTCGCCAACAGTAATCCACGGACCATTGGCGCTATCCAGCGTACTCAGATGTATGTAGCCTTGGCCGCTGGCACCAAGACAGACGGCAATATTACTTTCTTCGACTGTCTGCTCAGTGGGGCCATCCCTCAGCGTAAACGTCCACGACTGGTACCCTCGGCCTTCGGAGTCATCACCCTCATCAGCGTAGCTCGAAACCTGCCCCCAGATCGAGCCGAACGCAAACCCGGAACTATTGTCCAGGTAGCGAAGCAATATCCAGTCATTGTTCGAGAACAGCGCACCAGCAAACAAGGCACTGTCCTCGAAGTAAACAGTGACTGTTCCGCCAATGCTACTGGGCGTGTCGAAGTCATCGTGAACGATACCCATCGACTTGCCCCAATACTCTTCGCCAATGTCGATACGCACGGTATCGGCAACGAACAAGCGAGTATGGAACTCATCTGTCTTGATGCTGTTGATCGTCAACTGGCGCTTCGATGCGCCGTTGATGTGGAGGCTGAAACCAGCAATCGGGATGCCATCGGCATAGTCGATACTCTTGAACGTATTGTCGCTCGTGAGCAGCAAGGAGCCGCCGATATCGAATGTCAGATCGTCAGTGCCGGCAGTCGTAATCGTGTGTGATCCGCTGATGAAATCCAGGTTGGCGTCGATCTGAATATCATCTTCAAAGGTGTTTAGGCCAGTCCAGGTGAAATCATATCCCTGATTGACACGGATTTGCTGACCAGTCAATAAAATGCCGTTGCCGGCGGATGCCTCGTCGTGATGAGCATCGGGATCGGCGACATGGACGCTTAGATCAACGCCATCAATGGTAATGCCGGGGTCTACGGACAGATTCCCCTCGAGCGCGCGCGTTCCATCCAGTAGCAGAAATTGTGGGGCTTGGGAGTCATCAAGCTCACCAGTATGAAACGCAGAATTCAGGGCATGGATAGCGATCGAGCCACTACCGACGCCGCTGCCACCGCCACCGCTGCTGCTGCTTACCGCCGCCGCGGTACTTGTCGATACGGCAGTGTTTCGGGCAGCGAGAACCATGTCTCGGACCAAGGGCACGAAAAGCGGCCACATTTCCTTGGCGACACCACTTAGGTTTTGATTCGACATTCATTTAACCTTGCTGCAACGTAGCGTAATCGAACGGGTCAGGGACGTTTTCAGACCGAGGACGCCATGTGTTGGTGGACGCATCATACTCGGCGGATTCAACGAAAATCGTGAAGCCGGATGAAACAGACCTGGGTAAATCCGGATCGTCCAATATCAGCCACTTTCCAACAATGCTGAGTCCAAGCTCGACCAATGAGCCATCAGCGTTCACGATCGAGCCATCAGAACGTAGACGCAAGGCCAGATCATCTAATTCGGGCTTTGCGTAAACAGACACATACTTCCCCTCGTCAACCTCGGCCAGATACCTGATATTTGCCGATGTTCCCTGGGCGAACAGACCGGAAATCTCGTCCGAAACCATCCGATCTCCATCTCGGCTAGATCTAGATGTGCGGCCAGAACTATCGACCATCGTGACGGCATTAAATAGGGAGGTGGGCACAGTGTTCAGACCAGCAAACTCCAGCATGCGCCGAATCTGTACAGCGTTGTCCTCGTGTCCCCATGCACGAAACAACATATCTGAGTTGGTGGGGCGAGCCACCCAATTAGAGCCATCCCACATGCGGAACCAATTGTCTGCATACCCAAGATCGTCATCCATCGCAATCTCATAGAAATCTTCTAGGTCTACGCCGCCTGTACGGGACACGACAATCCACCATACACTCGTGTCGCCCATAGTGACGCCAGTGGGCAGTGTGAACGATACCCACTCTAGGCTGCTGGAAATATCGGCTGCGGACATATCCACATTGTCCTGAGATGCGCCAGGGACGCCAGCGTTATCGCTGTAAATAGCAACACGAACATCGTCTGATGGTGTGCCGATCTTTCGGATACGAATTTCTACTTCGTTCAGCGTCCAATTCTCCACCCAATCTGTCGTCGTAATTCGCTGAGCAACAGAGACGCCATAGGCCTTGATGGTGATGCTCGTGCCAGGTCCCTCATTGTTCATGTTCTGGGAAATCGTGATATAGCCCTCGCGGATGATTGTGACACTACCACCAGCCGCTTCGGTCACGATTGCATCACCAAGGGAAGTCTCAATATCAATGTGATCGTAGTCAATGCCAGATATTTCGTCACTTTCATCTTCGACGGTACGAATCTGGATCATGCCGTTGTTGCTCGATGTACCCTTGATCAATATCCAGTCGCCATTCAGCAGATTGTCAAAGCCGGATGCGGTGTCGCGGATGTTGTCTGACGCCGTGAAATAAATAGTCGTCGCCACGATCTCCTCGGCGTCTTTTGAGACAGACGACTTCACGGTGCGTGCGCCGTTGTTGCTGGCTCCGCTGCCAGAAACAACAAACTTGTCACCAGCTCGAAATCCAAGACCTGATCCCAACTGGAAAATCCGATACGTCTTATCCACTTTGTCGAAAACGATATCGCTACTCGTGCCGCCAACGCCCATCACCTGCGTAGCAGAACCTACATCGTGGCCTTCGTAACCAAGATTGTACTCGTAATATCTCCAATCGAGGATATTCCACCATCCGCGGCATACAAGATGAGCCTGGTTTCTTGAACCGCTACCTTCCCCAAAGTAAGGCGCAGGGTCTTGGAATCTAGCGAGGAGGGATGATGCCAAATCCTCCGCATCTGCCTCGGTCATATCGGTCTGTGTGTAGCGCAGCTCTCTGGGGCCATAGATAAAATCACTGTTGCTATCTTCTGCCCAGTCGGTGTTGCCGCGGTCTGCAATGCCATCTGCGTCAAGGAAGCTATAACCAACAGAGATGCGGTTGTACATCTTGTCAATACGCATACCAGCGGAGTAGCTTCCCATGTCCACCGACGCGTCCTCGACATAGCCCCACCACAGCGGTGTGCCACGGTCGCTGATCAATCGAATACCAAACCGGCACCACTCAAGCACATTTACCAAAGACTGGTGAGGGCCGACCAGCTTGAACGTGGCCTCCTTGGGGCCGCCAACGGCTTCCCACGACCAACGCTCTGGAACAATCTCGACGCCAACGGGCCAGGGGATGGGCTGCGATCGTCTGTTTCTCATTTCTGCTGTAAAGCGAGCCATTGAATTCGTCCTATAACGTCAAACGGCGTGGACGGAACCACGCCTTGATTTTCTGCTGAGCTGTCGACGCGTAGCCAGATGCACCGGCAGTCAACAGGTGGAGGCGATTAACAACGCCAGGGTAAACCCACAGCGGGCCACTCTGCCCAACGGCAAAAGGCTGCTTGTAGGGAACGTCACTGTCGTAATAGTACGTCTCTGGCACATACGGGTCATCAACGATGTAGTCACCCGTAATCAATGTCGCATCTTCATACATGACAAGGCGACGTATGCCATCCTGCGGAACAAACATGATGTTGCTCACGGTGGCTACTAGCGCCCCTTCGTACCTAGCCGCTAACCCAAAGTGGATTCCATTGAAACCAGTGCTTCGGCCTCCGGGCGGCAACGGGAACAATCCCAGATCGATAACTTGGTTACTTCCATCGACTAGGGAGCCACGGAACCTCGTGTAATATTGCGATGTGTCGTAAGCGTCAATCAGGCCTCTGAACTGAGCATTGCTCGGCATAACACTTAGCGCAACCAGGATGCGAACATGTGCCCCGAGCAGCATGTTTAATCGAGCCGTGGGGATCTGCCAACGGCGAATGGCGGTATCCCCATCAGGGTCACTTGTGTTGAGCGTTCCATTACCTGCCGTGCTTTCTGCACCAGTCATCCACGCATCAAAGCTACCCGGCGATATAGAGGCATTGTTGATGATCGTGATCGTGTTGTAGGAAGTCACCGCCGTGTTGTGCTTGATTTGGATTTTGAGCGGAACAGGCAGTGATCCCGTAACCTGATCGGCTGCAATGCCAACCCAATTCGTATCATTCTTATTCGTGATCGTGACTTCTGCCGCCTCCGCCGTGACTGAGCTTGTCATGTCGAGAGCAACATCTGCATCGCCCTCGAAATACGCACGACGGGTAATGTACATACGAACATTCATGCCGACGTTCGGCCACAAGGCCAGCGCATCGCCGCCAAGCTCCAATCTGGCAGAGATGATCTCTGACTGCCACGCACTAGCTTCACCGTCCAACTGCACCACCAAATAGACGCGCTTGCCAGTGCCGCGACGCTGGTGCAACTGCGCTTTGTAGATGAGACTCTGCATCGCTTGGTAGGCAATCTGCATGTTGGCCTTGGTATCAGCGTAACAGTACAGCTCTATCGTCTCTGTTGGACGGCGATAGAGGACGTCACCAATCAGATCGGTACCAGAGGCTTCCGCAGCACCGTCAAGCGGAACCACCTCTGGCTCCACCATCGTGTAGTTTCTCAGCGCCCAATTTGTCGCCGTGAGCGAGATCGGTGTGCCATCTTCTTCCGTAATGCTTACTGCGTGAGCCATACTACATCCTCCAGGCTACTGCCAGGGACACTGTTCGTGCGTAGAAGCCGCATACTGCGTGTTTTGGTAGTGCAGTATGGGATCAGTCGGTTTTGGCCGTTGTAGGCCGCTTATTTCGTCTACCGGCGTCGCTTGCGCTCACTAATATCAGCGATGCGGTGAGCGAGCTGCTCTATGTCGACACCACCGCCAACGGTGGCATGAACGACAACCGTTGTGCCGCCACCGGACATGCGCTCGCTATCCTCATTGCTGTGGATGGATGCGCCGCGTGGCATGTTGACCAATTCAGGGCCATCCTCGCCAACCCATGTCCAGCCACCGCGCCAGAAACTTGTCCCACCTGCGTTGAACCCGATATTGCTCGTGTTGTCACCATAACTAAGCAGATCGTCTAACCACGATGGCTCAGGCACACGCAAGTCATCTATCCAGTCTGGATTTGGAATCCTCGGCCAATCCCACCGCGGCAAATCAGGCCAGGTGAATACGGGGTAAGTGGGCCAGGTAAATTGCATTGCCGCACCACCGGTGTCTCCAGATGGGCTAGCGGTTGATTGTGGAGCAAGGGGATTATTTGCCGCGAATTGCTGCATCCCGCCTTGCCAGATGTCGAAGGCCATCGGTGAGTCAGAAAAGTCATACTCCTTGACAACCGCGGTCGCGTTGACTTGTGGCGGTCGCAAAATATCGGCGGTTGGTACAGCCACGTCAACAACCTGAGCGGACACATCAATGGATGGCATGCCGCCAGTCAAGAGCGGTACGCCCATAACGGAGCCACCGCCCCGCATGGTCATCTGGGAGATGATGAACCCGAGAATGCCAGTACCCATGCCGATGAGTTGCTCCTGCGCGGTCTGCGTGGTGTCGACAACAGCTACGGTGGCTGCTCCGGCTGCGTTTGTCACGCCGTACACCATGTCACCGATGACCGACAACACCTTTGAATCTTCCTTCGTTGCTGGACCTTGCACCGCAGAGCGCTCAGCCAAGATCCGACCGCGTTCTCCAGTGCCGCTGAACGCCTCCACTACAAATCCGCCGATAGAATTAAGGACGGCTTGAATCTCATCACTGTTGTCGTATGTGCCAGCCGGACCAGCCATTTCGGGGCTTATACCATAGTAAGATTGCTGGCTATCTTCGCTGAGCAACAGGGACTCCTTGGCGGCCTCAATTGCTCCATCCAAGAACCCGCGAATGAATGAACCGAGTTGCTCCCGGTACAGTGTCCAGTCGGCGGTTGCCAGCTCTCCCGCGATGCCACCCAAGATTGCGTCTGCGCCCAGGGCGATCGATGACGCGGCCTCAACCGCGGATTTACCTAACCCTTCACCAAATCCCTCTTGGCTCACGACCTCTAATGTTTTCCCGAGGGCCGATATGACGACGCCCGCAATATCACCAGCCATCGAGCCAAGATCATCTGGTTTGATGGCTGCGGGAACAGCAGAGAGCGCGCCAGTGATCAGCGAACCAATCGACTTGGAGATGACTTGAGCATCAATCGAGTTGATGGACTTCGTACTCAGGTTCGCGAGCGAAGAAACCAATCCAGTCAGACCAGAGGAAACCCTAGTTAGCTCCTCTGCTCGAATCAAGGATAGCGAACTGGCCGCACTGGAAACGCCAGAGGCGACGGACGTTATTGTCGTGCCGATCTTCTCGGCATCAATCCCGCTCAAGAACTCATCCGCGCTGGTGAATATACCAGTGATTAGCTTCGGAAGCTCCGCCTTGATACTAGCGATAGACTTATCGACCAGCATGGCAGCCCCGCTAGAAATCACGGAAACCACGCCGTTCCATCCATCCATAGAGTAGGCAAGCTCGAGCGCAGCACGAACTGTCTTGGCACTATCTTTGACCGACGTGACAACACCGCCAACATCCAGCGTGTAGCTGATGGCATCGCCAAGCTGCAATGTCCATTTCTTTTCAAGGAGCGACACATCAAGGTTTCCAGCGGAAAAGAATAATCCGCCATCAACCTTCATCGCAGAGAAAACACCTTCGATCTCGGCACGCCACAAGTCAGCGGAACCCTGGATACTGAAAACGCCAGGCAATGACGCCGTGATGTAGCCGGATACGGTATCCCAGGAAGCCTTCATGGATTCCCCGAGCGTCAACTTTACCTTGCCGGCGACTGAGGTGAAGTCGAAAATGCCATCTAGCGTGATGAGCGAGTTGTCGATGCCATACTTAAACCCGGCACGGAACGAATTCCCAATCGAGATGCTCAATGTCTCGTCGGTGGTGGCAATGTTGACGATATCGCCAATGGCAAGCTTGGCAATCGGTGCGGTCGGCGTCCAGTCAATCTCAAAATCAATCACATCGAAGAGGCTTAGCTTGCCAGTCGGATACCCTAGCGACCAGTCAAGCTCTCCGCTCAGCCACGAAAAGTCAAACGTGAGATTTTGGTTGCCGATCTCATTCATCCAGTAAGCGACATCATTGAGTCCTTCAATCATGCCAGGAACTGCATCAGCAAAGGCTTTTGCCATCCACCCATAGATAGTGACAATGCTATCGGATGCACCGCTCAACGCCCCAGTAGCACCCTCGACAAGATCCCTGAATGAACCAGCGAACTCATCACCGATGAGTGTCTTGAGCGTAAATATCTTGTCTCCCCAAATCTCGAGCTTAGCTTCGAGGGTGTCGTTACGAATCAGTGCTTGCAATTCGGCATCAGTGCTGCTGACTGAATCGCCCATCGCATCCCATTCCTCCTCAGTCATTCTGAGTAGGCGGATGACAGCGGGGGCGGCTTCCATGCCGAAGATCTTGCGGATATTGAAACTCAAGTCCTGATCGTTCAAATGACCCATCGTTCGGCGCAGGACGCCAAGGATATCGTCGGTTTCTCGCAGCTCACCATTGGCCGTGTAAAACTGATTCGTCATCAATCCAGACGTGATGACCCATTTGCTGAACTCGGAATTGACATTGGCGGCGGTTGGAGAAAGACCTTCCATGTCGATAAACAAATCAAACAAGGCCTTGTGTAAGTCAATCGTCCCGTCCTCTGCCGGGCCGATACCATTGCTCGCAAGCAAGCCCATTGCCGCGTTCGTATTCATCGTGACAATGCCGAGTTGCTCCATTTGGGTAGCAGCGACATTAGACACAGGTGTCAGATTGGAGAACATGTACTTGAGGGCGGTACCTGCCGTGGTTCCCTTGGCAAATCCAGGGGCAATCGCAGCCAAGAGCTGATTGAAGTCGCTCAGGGGAACGCCAAGAGCGCCGAGCATACCACCGGCGTTAGAAAGGGCGTAGTTATAGTCTGTGATGCCGAAACGAGAGTTGACAATAGCACCAGTGATACCGTTGATAACGGCAGGTGTTTCACTGGCTTGCATATTGAACATGGCGAGTGCTGACGACGTAATATTGGCCGCCAACGCAAAGTCACCACCGGTGGCATTGGAGAGCAGAATAGTGGAGCGAGCGACACCTTGTAGGATATCGTCTGCCCGGACGCCAGCCTTGGCAAGAACTTCCATGACGCCAGCGGCCTCAATGGTCGTTACTTTCAGATTTGGATCTAGGCCAAGATCGACGGTGAGCTGCTTTAACGAATCGGCCTCAGCCTGAGTGGATTGCAGTACCGCCTGGACATTAGCCAGCGCTTGCTCCAGATCACTGGAGGCCTTGATGCTCGTTACTGCGCCAGCGACGATACCGCCAGCAAGGGCGGTTGCCCCGGCAACGCCAAGGCTGACAACCGCCTTACTAACAGTACCAAGTGTTCTGCTCAGCGAGCCACTCTGGGTGCCCAACTTGGTTAAATCGCCAGAGATGCTACGGAGGACTTGTCTAGCTTTGTCCTCTGCCGTAACAAGGATTTTTACATCGTTACTCATTACCGTCTCCGACTATTCCTTGACCCACCGGAACCGCGAGCCGCTGCTCGCCGCTTAGCCTCTGCCTCTTCGCGCTTCCTCTTTAGACTGGTCCATTCATTCTCGGACGCTACTCGGATGATGATCTCTTGTACTAGGTCGTGGGGTGCTCTCATCAAGTCATCCCACGACCATCGCATCTCCTTCATTACCATGATGGCTGTGCCGTACTGCGTGGTAAGGTCGGATTTCGCGCCCTGCATGATCATCATTTCGTAGGCGCGTCTGATTTTTTTCCTTCCTCTTCGTCTAACTCCTTATTCAACTCTTGCACATGCTCATTCAGGAGCTTAGCGATGTGGGGGGGCAAAGCGAGAATGTTCTCTCGCGTCACTGGCTTACTATCGAAGTCAGGGCCATTCCATTCGTATACAGAACGGACGAGCATTTCCTGCTGAACGATGATCGGGTTGACGCGGATGGTTTGCGTTTTCTGATCCACTGAACTAGATCCACTCGTGGATTCAGACAATTCTCCATACGTCAGCTTCTTGATCATGACGTAGTGCTTGGCGTTAATTTCAACCTTCTCGGTGTGAATTGTGAAGAAACTCATGCAGCAAAACTCTCTCTCTAATTACCTAAATTGTGGCCCGATTGTTGGTGACTTCACATTCCCAAAAGAGTGTGTCTGTCGCGCTGTAAACAACGTGACCATTGATTGTGACCGTGGTATTACCGTCGCTGTTTTCGTAATCGTCAAAGCTGTCATACTTACCAGCGAAATCCAAATCGATCTGACGGCTGGAATTACTACCTTCCATCTCGATTCGGATGAGACGAACGGCTTCCGACTCGAAGATTGCGCGCTCATCGGCGACAACACTGCCGCTCTCTAGCTCCAGCGTGAGAGAGAACGTAATCTCTGGCTTCACAAACTTGTGAGCAAAGAAATACAGATTGCCATCACCGACCGGTACAGGTCTGATACCAGTCTTTACGCGCATGTCGAAGCCCATGAACACACCAGTCATCTGACCAGTACCAATGGTGCCTCCGGTCGCGTCAATGAATAGCTTGCACTTATTCATCAAAACTTCTTCGACCGCGAGCAAGGTCGACAGTGCGGTGACGCTGCCAGTGTTCGTCTTGCGCCCCATCCATGTTCCGCTCATCTCAACGGCTTCACCCGCGCGGCCAGTGAACTGAAATTCGTCCACGTAGCAATACTCGGCCTCGCGATAGTCATCTCCCACCGAAGCATTTGCTGCTTCCCAGGTATATGTCTTAATCGTGTTGACTGAGTTTCCAACTGGGTATGAATAGGCACGGACATAGGGGCCAGCACCGCTAGGTGTGGCAGTCATGCAGCCAGCTTCAAGGAAGTGGACGCACTGCTCAAAGGTCATCGGCGTCGATGGAATAGTCAGAGTTGCGCCATACTTGCTCGTATAGGTGCGCTCTGCTGTGACCAATAATCCGATATTCTCATCAACGATGGTACGTTCTCGATCATCAGAAATGTTCGAGAACATACCACGCCAAATCTCCGTGGCTGCAACTGCGGTGCCAGCCGTTCCCTCGCGGCCAAACTGGAGTTTATTCTGTGACCAAGCTCCATAAGTCATTATTCACCACCCTTCTTTTCGTCGACCATTGACGTCGGCTTGCGTGTCGCAACAACTGCAACTTCCTTGTACATCTTGAGATTCGAGGCCTTTTCCTGCGCCCGAATAACATCCCCATACTTAGCAACTTCATCGTCGGTAAGGTCGCGGGCGGGAACGCCTTGAATGAAAGCACCGCCCCCAACGTAAGTCATAGCCATGAATCCTCCTAGTGGATCTTCAAAATGATCTCGAACCGCACCCCGTAGTGCACGTTCTTTCCGTACTCAATGGGGCCAGCACGATAACTCATCGGCCAACTCACCATAGTGTTGATGGCAGATAATGTCGTCTCCGCTGCCAGTGCCTCCATAAACCGCTCCGGCCATGTTTCCACCGCAACCAGTGATTCTGGCGACACGCGGCGCGACTGATGCAGCTCAACTACAACTGTGTGCAATCCGCGGTTGTGCCCGGCGCTAAGCGGCTGCATCTCACCCTCAAACGGATAGATGATGATGAATGGAAACTGACCAGCGCTCACATTGATCGGTGGCTTGTCCCACGCATTAGCAATGCCGGACAGTCCACCAAGTATAGCCAGCGTTGCGGCAGATGATTCAGGTAATCCCATTACGTCCCCTTGCTAATTCAGGAAATCTACAACTTGCTTGCGGAGGGCGGCACGAGCATCGGGGAGAGCTTCGCGAACACGTTCGTAGGCTTTCCACCAACGGCGAGCATGATACCAAGCCTGACCGTTACCACGCTCGTCCCCAACGACAAACATCGCATAAGTCGTGGTGTTTTCGATCAGGTAATTCATCCAACCCTTGCGCCTGGTCGTCCAGCCCTCACCCAGAGTGTATGTCCTCGTATATGAGGACGATGTGGGAGACGGCGGGTAGTTTCCTCGACCAGCTAAGCGACTATTTACAGTTTTCTCGACAGAACCCTTCAAGGCGGCATCAATGGTCTGGGTCATTCCGATGGTGTTCAAGAACTTCATGGTGATACGGCGAACACCGATAAACTGAATACCGATCATAAGACAATCCTTACAGGACGCTCTCTGCGTCACCGAGCGACGTGCGCATCATCACGACTAATTCGACCAAGTTACCAGTCGGACCAAGCAGACCTAGCACGATATAGGTCACGCTATCGATCACGATCAAATCATTGCGTGCGATGTCGGTTTCGACGGGAAACTTACCGCGCTTGTCGGCCAACTGGTAGTCATAGGCACTGTCATTGACTTCCTCGGTTGGCATACGCCAGCCCTCAACGATGCAAGGCACATCTGTTGCTATCGTTGTGGCAGTTTCAGCCAACCGAGCATCTCCGCCCACAACATCATTCGGGCGGGAAATGGTGGCAAGCTGAGTCATGCGCCCAATGGCCGTGCGACTCATATTCTGGATCGTGCGATTCATCCGAAACGTTTGACCGGCACGGAGAGTAACAGCTTCGCTAGTGTCTACTGCCATTAGTCACCGCCAAGCCGGGGATTCGATCGCTCGAGACTAGACAGGCGACGCTCCAAGTCTGCCAAGCGGTTTTCGGCTGGCTGACCCATTCCAAACGGCGTCATCTGAGCCGACCGCTCGGACCGCTTCACTTCGGCTGCTTCGGCTGCGGTTCTTTCCGCCATGATCTTCATCAAGGCCTCGGCCAAGCGAGTCAGACCATCCTCCAGAGAGACGGTGCCGCTGTACATGCCGACAATGACGAGGATTGCGGCCACCCACACGGCCTCATTGATTGCGGCTACACCGAAATGGATGCAGACAAGCGAAATCAAGCCGACGATGGCGGCCCAGAACTTCCGTTCTTGCAACACGCGCATGATCTTGCTCTGTGTATTTTGGTTCACTGGTTCCCTCCTGTCCCGCAATTTTCGGGCACTGTATATACCAACGATGTAAACGCTGCTCGAGTCCCTTCGGCCACAGCAGCCACAACTCTTGCATAGTCGCCTGGTGGAGATTCTGGGACAACCCAATCATCAGCCAGATCGACATCTCCACTGCGGAGTACGGGCTGGAACTGAACAGGATCATCTCCTTCCTCTACATAAACACCAGTGCCAACATTAACGACAGAGCTGATGATACGAACAACATACGGATCTTTGACCCTTAGCACGAGATCCTCGTGAAGAATATCGCCAGGGCAAACAGGGCGCGATATCTCGCTTCGTGATGGAACAAATTCCATCGCCACATGCAAAGAATCTGACGAGAAATACATTGCAATCAAGATCAGGAAGAGAAAGACATTTGTGAGCATCAGAACTGATGTCGTGATGGATAATCGTCTCAATTCCTGAATCAACCAGGGGCGAGGGGCGATGATCATCAAATCACCGTCTATCGCCCATGAAGCACTGCCTTCGGGGTGGCCGATGAACTCCAAGGTGCTTTTAATCACGGAGAGAATCCACACCCTCATGTTTCGCCTCCTTCATACTCGCTAGTAGCGCCACCAGATAATCAGAATTCAACCGAATAGATATTTTCTCTAACTCGACAAATTCTTGCCATATTTGACCTGATATCCGAGCCAGGTCGTCAAGTATACGTGACTGAACTTCGATGTTGTGCTGGTGGCGTACCAGCAAGTCTGTCAGCAGCTCTATGCCCTCATCGTGGGGGATTCCAGGGGCGAAGAGGGTGCTATCCCCACTGCTTCTTATCGCGGCCTCTAGGGCTGCCTTATAGTGTTCTACTAAGTCAGCCACTGGAACACGACATAACTAGCGGCCACGACGAATAGGAATGGCAAGATTATGGTCGCCCAACGCTGGACAGTAGCAACAGTGAACATGTATTCAAGCTCGTATATCTCTTCGATCACATCGTCCAGAGCGGTACGAACCGTCAAGCTTTGCGTATCGACGAGATCTTGCTCCAGCTTGTCTCGTTCTCTCACGAGCTGCCGCAACCTTGCGCTGGTACGCGGGAATTTCTTCACGCATCATTTCCTCACCACTACTCACTGCGCTGATCGTCAATTATCGGACTGAACAGCCTCCACCCAAACGGAAGAGGTGCATCTTCTGTGTTGGAATTGCTATCAGTAATCCCCGAAACCATATCGGATGCTGTCACTAGATCGGGCGGATTCATAGCCCACTCCCTAGCCTGTGAACGCAACTCTTTGGCGACGTTACGCATGTCCTCGCTATAATCGGCAATCTTGGTCAGCCGTGCCTCGCGTGCGTACAAGTTAGCCAAAACACGGATCGCTGCGGGCACGGCGTATTGCCACAGGTCATACTCATCGAGCACGACCTGCAACTGCTCATCGGAAAAATTTCCACCAGAGGGCTTTGCGCCACCGCCTGCTGTGGCATCATCATCACCGATGACAAACCTGAGCTTACCCAGGTCAGTAGCAACGTCAGTCGTGATCGGCATAACCTAATCCTTCTGTTCGACAACCTCTAGGTACGGATTGGATTTCAGCTCAGCCAAAATCTCATCACTGAATGTCCCTTCGGCAAAATCCTTGGTATCCTGCGTAAACATGATACCTGCCGACTGAACATGCTTCCAGCGTGCATCCTTCCTGACGCGCACACTGACAGTAGGGCGAGATGCGTCAGGGGTATCCTTGGCTTCCTGCTTTTCAGCAGCGGCCTCTGGAACAGGAGTGGCCGCTGCCTCGGCATCTTCTCGATCCTTGGCTTCCTGCGCGACCCTTTCCTCTTCCGCCTTCTTCATCTTTTCCTCAAGCTCTTCGATTTGTCCGGCCTCTACCAACGGCTCATTCAAGTCCTTCGATGTTTTCGTGCCTGTCTTAGCCATGCTGTATCTCTCCTATAAAAAAACGGGTCCCAACGACGGTAAAGACGCGGAACCCGTTGGCAATTTGTGTTGTCGAACTCACCGCCTAACCTCTGCCGATTTAGGTGTTACCCTGTGTCGCCAAACGCCAGTCGGTGTATGCCACCCAGTAACGGGCGTAATACTTGAAGTAGTACCGTCCGCCATCGGGCTTGGTGGGATCGAACCAGGCATCCTGCAAGTTGGGCATCTCGCGCATCACAAGCAGAATTGGTTTGACATTGGCGTTGCCAGAGATCAAGTACCAAGACGTTGCATCGAGATAGGGCGAGACAATCTGCTTGAAGTTGCCGTCATACGGATTGATTTCGTTGTTGGCCGTGTCGTACGTCATCGGATTCGCGGTGATCTGCGAAGCGGTGCGGTTGAGTGCCGGGGGAACAATCAGAGTATCTGGGACGATACCCGACTGCTCGCCACGGTCGTCCAGGCGAGTGCTGGCCGCGACATAGGCTGTCTCGAAATTGTCGATGGTCAAGGACAAGGTGTTCAGGTTGTCCTGGCCGGTTTGATAATCAGCACCTGGATCGATGTGAGCGTTGCTGAACATGGGCAAGCCATCATACGTCACACCATAGGTGTTGGCCGCACCAGAATTCAAAGCACCGAAAACCAACTTGTCCATGTGCTTGTTGAAATTCTGCCCTGCGCCACGAGCCTTGCGCTCCAAAGACCCTGTGCGGTCGTCCTTCACTGCGTCGTGAGAGATGAACGTGGTGATGTCCCACGAACGGCTCTGGACACGCAAAGAACGTTCCACAAAGTCTTGTACCGTGACGCCAGATTTACTCTCTAGCGGCATCGGTGGTGCACCCAGATCAACCAAGTCGTCAGACTTGCCGTCCAGGTCGTACATCTCTGCCACTGCCTTCCACTGCGAAGGCGTCTCGCGACTAGCCTTCAAAAAGCCAACTCGAGCACCCAGGGTAAGGTGAGATGGCACATTAGCTGCAATCATTGTGGTTCCCTCCGGAAACTGTGTCTAAAGGACTGTTGTGCCTAAAAAAACTTAGGCACCGGCGCAAACGGTCGGAGCGCCTGTCGGATTGATCATCACATAGGCATACCCGTCAACCACACGACGCAAAGAACCGATCTGTGGATTGTCGGCAGCGGTAGCGGACAACGTGCCCGAATCGCTCATGTATACCGTGTCGCCAACATCGGCGTCAGTGAAAACTGCGCTCTTGAAACCGACCTCGCCGTGAGTGATAATCTCGACCTCGACATCACCTTCCAGGTCGGTGGTAGCAATCGCCATGCCATGCTGAGCAATACCGAGAAAAATATCGGTGGCTGCAACTGTCACAGCGTCAACGAAACCGCGAGCGTACACAGTGTCCACGTCCTGATCGATGATCAGTGGCTGACCCTTGTAAACGGTC